CAAGGAAGGTTTACGACTAAGAAACGAAAATCAAGAATTACAGAACGATATATTAAGGGATACGATAAACGAACAAAAAGAAAAGTTTGGAATACAAAACAGAGTACAGAACGCAACATATGACAATTTAATAGCTGGAGCTAATTTAAAAAGACAAGAATTGTCTCAAAAAAATACTATTAATCCATTAGAAGTTATTAGATTAGAAAGACAAAATAAAATGCTAGATCAACAATTTCAAGCATTATCACAAAATACACAATTTCAAAAATTGTCTCAACCTATTCAATTAGAAATAGCTAAATTAACTAAAGAAAATTTGGAAAAGACAGGAAAATCAATTGATACAAGTACACAGTTAAAAGAATTTCAAATGAGGATGAATTCATCCCTTGAAAATTTAGGTATTGGTACAGGACTTGTACAAGATATATTAAAAATATTAGTAAATAAAATTTTTTAATATGAGATTATATACACAAGATCAAATATTACGACTTATTAAGTTGTATAATACGTCAGATAATTCAGAGAAAGAATTATTGAAAAAATATGTTGAACAAGCTATATATAAATATTTTAATCACAAATTAAAAACAAACAAATGCGCAGACGAAAATCATATCGCCGCTCATCTCGAAAGGGCAGTTATGGAAAACGACGTAAAGTAAGCCGAACATACTATGTATCACGCGGTGGAATTAGACTATAAATAAAGGGGGTTAGTCACCCCCATATTTTAATTTTTTAAAAATAAAAAACAAAACAATGGGAAAAAATTTATTCAATTCCATTAAGTTACAAAGACCAAAAAAGAATGTCTTTGATCTTACACATGATGTTAAATTATCAGCTGATATGGGTAATTTAACTCCTATATTAACCTTAGAATGTGTTCCAGGTGATAAATTTGAATTAGGATCTGAATCTCTTATACGATTTGCTCCAATGATTGCTCCTGTAATGCATAGAATGGATGTCTCTATGCATTACTTCTTTGTACCAAATCGAATTTTATGGTCAAATTGGGAAAAATTTATAACTGATGCAAATTCAGGTTTAGTATCACCTTCATTTAATCAAACTGCTTATTGGAATACTTATCAAGGTGGTAGAGTAGCAAAATATTTAGATTATATGGGAATTCCACCTGTTCCATCAGGAACTGCTGGAAATTTTCCTATCAATGCTTTACCACTTGCAGCTTATCAATGTATATATAATGAATATTATAGAGATCAAAATTTAGTTGCACCTGTTAATTATAAGTTAATAGATGGAGATAATACTGCGAATGATGATTTGAATCATTTACGTAAAAGAGCATGGGAACATGATTATTTTACTGCATCATTACCATTTGCTCAAAAAGGACAAGCAGTTGATATACCATTAGGTGAAATATCAGGAGATGTATTAGTTAAAAATTCGGGAACTGGAACAACTTTAACAGGTACTCCATCTTCAATAGTAGTACCTGGTGGCACTCCTACACCACCATATTCACCTGATACATTATATGCAGAAACAGATGGTTTAGATTTACAACCAACAACAATTAATGATTTACGTAGAGCATTTAGATTACAAGAATGGCTAGAAAAAAATGCTAGAGGCGGTACCCGTTATATAGAAAATATTCTAACACATTTTGGTGTTAAATCATCAGATAAAAGGTTGCAACGTCCTGAATATATAACAGGTGTTAAAACTCCTGTTGTAATAAGTGAGATAGTTAATACTACTGGTCAAGTAAATCAACCTGGAGAAAATCAAGGTTTACCACAAGGAACTATGGCAGGACACGGTATGTCAGTATCATCTGGAAGATCAGGTTCATATTATTGTGAAGAACATGGATATATTATTGGAATTATGTCTGTAATGCCTAAAACTGCATATCAACAAGGTATACCAAAAACTTATTTAAAAAATGATACATTAGATTATTTTTGGCCTTCTTTTGCAAATATTGGTGAACAACCAGTAACACAAAATGAAATTTATGCTTATACTGCCAATCAAAATAATACATTTGGATATGTACCTCGATATGCAGAATATAAATTTATGCCTTCAAGAGTTGCCGGTGAATTCAGAACAACTCTTGATTATTGGCATTTAGGTAGAAAATTTGCTACAGAACCATCATTAAATACTGCATTTATAAACTGTGATCCAACAAAAAGAATTTTTGCAGTAAACAACCCTGGTCAAGATTCTTTGTATTGTCACGTTTTAAATAAAATTAAAGCTATTAGGCCAATGCCAAAGTTTGGTACTCCAATGTTTTAAACATGAGCAGTAGGTGTATTACTCCTTTCTATAAGAAAGAACCAATAAAAGGAGATCATATACCTTTTCCATGTGGAAAATGCCCCCCATGTAAAAAAAGACGGACTTCAGGATGGTCTTTTAGGTTAGTTAAAGAAGGAGAGCGGAGTAATTCCGCTCTCTTTGTAACCTTGACTTATAATACTGAATATGTACCAATTACTCCACATGGGTATATGACTCTAGAATTAAAAGATTTACAAAAATTTTTTAAACGATTAAGAAAATTATCTGATAAAAAACTAAAATATTATGCAGTTGGCGAATATGGAAGTACAAAAAAACGTCCGCATTATCATATTATTCTTTTTAATGCTAATAAAGAACATATTAAACTTGCTTGGGCTCTTAATAATAAGCCTATTGGTAATTACCATATTGGTAATGTTAGTGCTGCCAGTATTGGTTATACCTTAAAATATATGTCTAAAGAATCTAAAATCCCTATTCATCAAAATGATGACAGAAAAAAGGAATTTAGTGTAATGTCAAAAGGTCTAGGAAGTAATTATTTAACAGAATTAATGATAAAATGGCATAAAAATGATTTAGAAAAAAGAATGTATGTTCCTATTGAAGACGGAAAAAAAATAGCTATGCCAAGATATTATAAAGATAAAATGTATTCTGTAGAAGAAAAAGATAAAATAAATCAATATATGGGTAAAATAAGTGAAGAAATAGATTTAAAAATATCATTAGAATTCAGCAGTTTTACTGAACAGGAAAAAGTAATATCTGAAAGACATATTTTTGCATTTAAAAAAATGCACAAAATTGCTGAATTAGAAAGAAAAAACAATTATTTATGATAGTAAGAAACCAATTTAATGCAAATGATTTCAATGATGATGAAATTAATAATTTGCCAAGTGAAACAATCCCTGATCAATCTATGTCAGTTAGAGAATTATTAACAAGATACGCAAGTGGTTTACCACTTGGAGGACTTAAAGAACAAATCTACGAAGGTGAAGACGGTGATGGTATTGATCCCCGCAGACTTGATTTAGCAGAACGTCAAGAACTTGAAATAGCAGCTCGTCAAGAACTTGCCGAAATCGAAGAGCGTTTAAAGAGCAAAAAAGTAGAAAAAAGTAAGTCAAAACTTACTGAACAACAGATTCAAGATATTGAATCACAAGATGTTGAAAACATTTAAAAACGGAGAAATACGGCCGTGCAAGTTTACTTGCATGGCTGTATTTATCAAGACAAGCGTAGCGCGTCAGCTATAAACACTAATACACCTTGATATATTAGTGTTTATTGACACTAAATAGTTATATTTGGAACGTGAAGGAGAAAGAAGGAGGTACGACGCACTACAACTGAACAAAACAAAAAATACTATTGTGTCACAAAAAAAAATAAAATAACAAAGTTATGCCGTTATCACCAGACGCATGGGCACAAATAGGTACAACCCTATTTAACACAGGCTCACAATTATATACAAATCAACAAAACAGAAAAAATGCATTATCAGATTGGAATAGACAAAATGCATATAACGCTCCTGAGCAACAAATGCGAAGATTTCAGGAAGCTGGATTAAATCCTAATTTAATATATAAACAAACAAATGAAGCTGCACCTGTAAGAAGTACAGATTTTGTAGCACCTCAATTAAACGAAGGTTTATTGGATGTATTAGGAAAATCAAATGCTATAGAAGTACAAAATTTAAACAAGGAAGGTTTACGATTAAGAAAC